TCCTACCAGCATCCATTGTGCTACCAGGACCAGTAGTTGTAGTTCCAGGTGGAAGAACTACAGGTCCACCCCTACCTAGATTACCTACACCTGGGCCAGTTAATTGAGTAGCTGGAAGTTGTGGTCCTGTTAGTGGACCATTAAGCATTCCGGGCGAGCCGCCCAAAGGTGTGCCTTGATATGTTTGGGATGGGGGAGTATCTACAATTTGGTCACCATTAGCATCATCAGGTGTAGGAGTAACTTGTGGAGTTGAACCAGGGGGAGTAACGCCAGCTTGACCTGGAAGTCCTTTGTTAATGGACGTCATCAAACGGTTGAAGAAATCAGCTACATTCTGGGCGCCAGTAACGTTTTGTGGGTCAATTCCATTGGGAGAATAATACTGGTCGAAGATAGGAGCAAAGGCTTGCTGTTGGAAAATTTGAGCATCTGATAGTGGAGCCGATCCTTGTGTATTTACAGGATTGTTATACCACAATTCCGTTTCAGCTGTAGCGGGGTTATCTCCAAGAAGGCGTCCAGTTGTGCTTAAATAAGGGTCAAGAGCGTCATATCTGAAAGTTTGTGGGGCAGTTTCTTCAAACTGCTGGTTGCTTTCCCAGCCAGCCTTACCTTTATCAAGCTGTGCAATCATTTCTGTCGCTCTAGCATCTGCGGCTGCTTGATATGTACTAGGCCGTTGGTTTTGGTTTACTAGAGATTCAATCTCCGGGTTACCTTCCTCAGCAGCTAGATTATGAAGGTAATTCATAACACCTGGCGCCCACTCATCTGTAGTGGTTGCAGTCTTAACACCAGCTTGGTCTTGTGTGGTTAGAGTAGTATCCGGTTCAGTAAAGTATTCTCCATCTGCACCATCTCCACCCCCACCGCCACCACCATAACCTCTTCTTCTACCCCCACCACCGCCTCCACCACCACCTGAACCACCCATTTGTCCAGAACTAACAGCAGCAATCAAACCATTGTAATAGTCTGTCATTGCTTGTTGCTGTTTGTCTAGCCAAGCTAGGTCGGTAGCCATATTAGTGTTAGCGGTTTCCTCCATCTGAGCTAGGCCACCAGCATATTGACCCCAAATTGGGTCATTCTGGTACAATAGCGCATTAGGATCATCGTAGATAGCGGAGTCCTCTTGTGGACTGTAACCTACAATGTTCCCTTGACTGTCGGTCCAAGTATTATTGGCGCCATCATACTGAGGATTTGCGCCCCAAGAAGCTGGTAAAGCTTCCCGACTATCGGCATCTCCAACAATTTGGTCAGGAATTTGGGTGCCGTAAAGCTGCTGCATCCAGTCAGTTGCTGGACCAAAGATATCGCTGGTAGTATTACCGTAATCTTCGGTAATCAGCTTCTTCAGTGCCGCCAAATCAATCGGGTTTTGAGCGGCAGTAGTGGAAATAGCAAGGATAGCTAATGCCTGCTCCTGAGGCATCCCTTCCTTGATAATGCCCTTGGCGATTAAGTCCTTAAGTAAAGGTGTCTGGGGGAGTCCAGCCAAAGTAGAAACAGGGCCACCCCCGCCACCACCGCCAGAACTACCACCGCCACCACCATTATTACTCCCTCCACCTTGCTGATTCTTTAGATTAGAGAGAGCTTTAGATAGTGCAGACAGAATCCCGCTATTGTGCGGAATATTACCAGCGGTTTTCTTGATACCAGTTACCGGCGTTTTAGCCATAGTTATTTACTCTCTGAGCGGCGATTCTTCGGAGTTCCTCGGGAGTAATAGATTCACCCGTAAGTGGACCTCTACCACGCCTGAGTCCAAATCTTGATGCAGTTCCTCTTCCTGTTAGGGAAGTAACAGGACTATTTGGACCAGTAGGTGTAGCGGGTGGCTTAGGTGTAGTAGGTGTAGCTGGTGGCTTAGGGGTTGTTGGCGGAGTTGGAGTAGTTGGCGGTTTTGGAGTACCACCATTATTACCTCCACCACCACCATAATTACCCCCACCAGAACTATTATTACCGCCACCGCCACCAGTAGATTCAGGTGGATGAGTTTGTGGACGAGCTACTGGAGTCTTGACAATGTTTCCGGCAGTTTTCTTGGTACCTACAGGGGTCTTAGTTAGTTTCCCTGCCGTCTTTTTAACAGTGTTGGATACGATAGCTGCCGCCTTGTTTTGTGGTGGAGCCGTCTTTTTTGCAATTGGCGCAGCAGTTTTTTTCACAGTTGTCCCATAGATGGCTGTAGGTGGGAGAGTGGTTTTCTTTGTACCGTAGATAGTAGTGGGTGGAAGAGTTTTAACTACTGTCTTAGTAGGCGTAGCAACAGGAGCCTTAGCGACTGGAGCTTTAACCGGCGCCTTAACAGCAGCCTTCACAACAGGCTTAGCAACAGGCTTAGAAACAGCGGGTGCTTTGTAGACTGGAGCCTTATATACTGGAGCCGGAGCTTTATATACAGGAGCCTTATACACCGGAGCCTTATAGACGGGAGCTTTATAAGTAGACTTCGTTGGTGCCTTGTAGGTTGAAGGCTTGTAGGTGGACTTCTTGCCAAAGGAAGAAGTCTTGAATGATGTTGGTTTGCCCCAGGCCATGACTTTCCTATGAGGTAGTGTAGCCTAGAGAGGCTAACAGTTTGTTGGACTTGTATTCGTTATCTGCCTGCAATCTCTTACGAGCAATAGTGGCAAGGTTGGTATCTAGCATCTGCCCAGCTTCACCCTGCTGTCGGTTATAGGTGTCTCGTAGCTTTACACCAGTAGCCAAAGAAGGACCAGACTGCAACATACCACGATCCGCAAAACCTTCACGGTTTTTTAGCTCCGTATCCGTATAATTACGCCGCATCTTGTCCAGAGCGGTATTGTAATTAATACGGTATCTGTTGGACTGATCGTCTAGGTCAGCCTTTTGGCCGCTCCACTTTAGAGTAAGAGCGTTTAGGAGAGCAGGGTTAACTGCGGCTGGTTTTGCTGCCACTATAGTACCAACAGCCCGAGAGCTACAAATCCAAGACCGAGAGCCAAGAGATTCCAATAGAAATCAATGGTTCGTCCCCAGAAATGCATAAGTGCAATTAGAAAGAACAGGATCACGGCGACTAGGAAGAAAACATCAGCCCAGTCTGTGTTACCGCTTGCGAGTTCAGCTAGAATTTTCATCTTCTTCCTTTACTGCCGTGGAGTCATCACGTCTTTTTGAATGCCAATCGAATTGGAAGTGAACACTCCGGGATTTGGAATGACTGCGCCAACGTAAGACTATGATAACCGCCAATATGGCGCCAACAATAGCACTTATTACCGCTGACCAGTCAATAGACACATTAAGAGGGTCCGAGGTACTTTGTTAGTTCAGCAGCGTCATTTGTCCAAGACACTCCAGCCCAAGTAAGGCTAGAAACAGGAGCATTTGTTTTCGCATCCTTGGCACCAGCCCTAACAAGACGAGCCACATGATCCATGCCACCAGTAGCAGCATTGATCTGATATCTCTTGGTTCCATCAGAGTAATAGCCGCTCCAGTTAGAATCGGCTGTACCACCGTACTTCATGATTAAATACACATCTACTCCTGTCGTCGGCGTTGCCGGCATAGTTGGTTTTGGCGGTTCCGGTGGGATTGGTTTTTCTGGGTCAGAGGGTAAAGGCCATTTTTTTGGTTGGGGACTCCCAGCAACTTTCCACTGAGTAACTGAATTAGGTAGTTCCACGAATTGAATGTGCCACGGTTCGTTTCCCACATTCCTGAAATCTTTAAATCCGTACTTACCTTCATACAAATGCATCCAGTTTAGATTACCCACCATATCAGCAGCGGCGGCCGAGCCATACACTACGCTTTCATGAAATGACTTGCCGGGGGGAGCAGCATGAGCCATTCCCTTTTTAAGCTGGTACAATTTACCCTTGTAGACACAGCACCCACCGCTGCTGACATTGGTGTGACGTTCAAAGAAAACTCGCTCCTGAGTCTCAGATGAACGCCAGCCTGTACCTACTCCCAGTTCTCCATTAGAGGCGACCATCATTGCTTCTAATCGCCGCTGGAATTCTGTGTGTAGGTTAGCCCACGTTGGCTTAGCCTTAAGCTCATCCATTGTGAGCATGGTTGACCCATACCCGTAAGGGTATTTAGTTTCAGTCATCTTCGTCTACGACAGGCTCATTCTCTAGCTCGACATCTTCGTCACCAACGAGAGGATCAGTAACATGCTCATCCTCAACTTCGTCGGGATCAACTGGGTTTTCGTTCATCGGAACCTCCGATTGTCAATGCCCCGCATCTTCTTTAGTCGACGCTGGGCGGCTTTTTGGATATTAAACAGACTCCCCGGATTGGGGGATTTACTAGGACCTGCATACTTAGCAGGACCACGAGACAGGATTCCACGCATTGAACGTGCATCCTGTAGGCCATAGAATGTCTTAGTTCCAGCCATTATGCTATATACCATCCCCAAACTGAAAGCCAGCTAGTTGCATCCATCGTGTACGCTGGTAAGAAGTTCGACAAGTTTGTCCCGCCAATATCAACAGGACGGTTTGCATTAGTATCTACCGGAAAGGTAGAATCCGGTCTAACTAGACCACCATTAGAGTTAAGGTTAATAGTGTTCCAAGTGCAGGTAATTCTTCTTCCAACAGGTGCAAACACACCTTTTCCAGCAGTAAATCTAGTAGGGCACGCTACTGGTAAAGCTATCTGAACATCTCCCGTTACTGCACTACCTGTTCCAAATTGAATATGACAATGAAGATGGATAATTCTGAGAGCAGAGCCGAGAATTGGAACATCTACTCTCTGTGCTGTAATTGTAGCGCCAGTGCCTAATGTAACCTGAGTAATGCTTGGGTTCCAAGTAACTAGTGATGGTAGAAGTGTTGGGTCAATTTTATGTAGGTGGTCTGCTCTAGCTACGAATGGAGAGTCTCCTGGACCAGATAATGTTCCTACTGTTGCAGCTAAGTCTCCCTGTGTAGGTGGAGCTAGAGCTTCACCAATCCAATGCTTGTCAGGGTCTAGGTGTTCACGGACAGTGAGGTATTCCTTGAATACCTTTGTACCAGCACTATCACTTCTTGTACCAGAACCACTATCATCGCTCATCGTACTTGCTCGAATTCTCCACGTCCAGTGTTCTGGGCAATGGTAATATCCTTGATCTTGATTTGGCTTTGAGAGGTTTGTAGGGTTGCACGCATATTGAAAGAAGCACGTCTGTAGTAGAATTGGTTGCGAATCTGAATCAAGTTAGAACCAGTACCTACAGTCACGTCATCCATGATAATTTCACGAACTTCAGTAGCTGAGTCTACGGTTACGTCAATATCCCAAGAGGTAGTGAATTTGTGGTCAGCATCGGAAGTGAAAATCTCCATCATGGCCTTTTTAGCCTGTTTCAAGTTGTACTGATTACCACCATCGAAGTGCTTTGTTTTTAGATAGATTCCAACTTTTTGAGAGCGAGCAGTATTTGTACGGTCAGTGTATTGATCGTCTCCACCGTCCATAACGAGTAGCTGCGCTACAGCATTAGTACCTACAGCCTCAGTAGAATCTGAGAAGAACATCATAGCGTAGACTGTAGGATCAGAGTTCAGGTAAGTAGGAATCTTATTAGTCATTGACCAAATGAGGCAAAGCTTTTCGTTAAATGTACCTAAGTCATATGAGTTAACGTTCCACTCTGACCAACCTACAGGGTCCAGCTTGGAGTAATATACCCTACAGTTATCCTTATCGAAGTACCGTAATGCGGTGGTCTTTTCTTTAGCTACAGAAATCAACATACCATCTTCATAAGCGCAAATGGCGTGGATTCTAGCACCTTTGGCTAAGAAGAACTGATCGTCGATGACGGCGCTCATCTTGGTAGATGAAAGGTTGTTGGTTGCCCAAACTCCTTGTGTGTTGATGTAGTAGATTAGACCCTTGGACTCAAAAGCACACTGACTGCTAGTGGAGATAGAGCGAGAGTCAAGAATACGGAGAATCCATGAACCAGGCGCACCCTCAACAAGTAGTGTGTAGAAGCCGTTTGTAGTGAAGATTGCCAACTTGTTGCCAAGAGGCACAATCTGCATAATTCGACCAAAGCCGTTAGGACCAACAATGTTAATAACGTTTGAAGCAAAAGCCCATGTTTCTGGCTGACCACCTACTGTCGGCAAATCAGTAAAATATAGCTTATGGCTAGCAGCACCAGCGCCCCAAGCCCATAATCTGTCCTTGAATGTGAATAATCCCTTAAGCGTACCAGTTGCAGAGCTAGCGATTTGTACTGGAGCCGGAGAGATAGTGTCAGTTACCCAGTTAATAGTTCCAGGTGGGATTTTCCATATACCATTTGCTTGCAGCGAGTAGTAGATAACGTTGTTGTACTGACAAAAACCAAGAACGTTTGATCCGACGTTGAATGTAAGATATCCTGTAGTATCGGCGTCTGTAGCCCCTGCCGCTCGAACCATGTTAACTGTTGCGGAGAGAGCGGTTCCGGCTGGGTTAGAATAACCCTTACCTCCCCAGGCGAAGGCTGGCTTAGTTGAGTCATTTTCCCAAGGGAATAATTCGCAGAAGTAGTTCCAAGCATCTGACCCAATATTCTGATCCCCAGGTGAAGCTTCCTGTACTCTCCATGCTAACGTAGACTGACGAAAGCCTATGCGATTTTCGAGACTATCTCCACTAGCCACCATGTTATAACAGATAGCAGAAAAGCCGTCAGGAATGTTAGTGGGAAGCTCAGAAGTATACATACCCTGACCAATTGCGATCGGGTAGTATTCTTCACCGGAAATCTTACTCGACGCTGCCATTAGTACACGAAATCGTCAGGGTCTGGAATCTTATACAGAGCCAAACTAGCGGTCTGAGCCTCATCTCGGCGAGTAGCTAGGTTCTTGTCATACAAGTCCATAGCTCTCTGCTCGTTATTAGTGTCACTGTTCTTAGAATAGCACCTAGAGAGACAGTATTGGATGATATCGTTGTGGAATACTTCTGGAACAGTAAATGTATTGGAGGCAGGCGCCCCAGCCATCAAAGTAGGTGTCTTACTGTAGGTAAGATTGACGCTAAATGGCGTACCTGTAGGTGATGGGTAGAGATAGATGGATTTATTGAACAAATACCAGTATTCAGGGAAACCTGTGGTGGTTGTAGTGTCACCAGCACCCATTAGGTCCAATTCATCCCGAGTTGTGTAGGTAACGTCGGAACCATTGCAGGAAACACGCTTAATTTTGATGGAATCCGGTACCGCGCTGGGAAATAGGTTGGATTGAACGTTGATATTCTTGTCATTGCTACCAGCTTGACGGATAATGTCCATCTCAGCTTCGTAGATGTACGCATACAGGTCAGTATCGAGGATGATTACATCATACTCGTCACCAAAGTGTCTCTTGATAATCGTTAAAGCGGTAGCAACGTCCATATCAACTCCTAGTTGCAGGGCGATCGTCGTAGAAGGTCAACATTTCACCCGTTTGAGAGTCTCGTACGGTGTATCTTGATTTCATTCCAGCAATATGAGCTACAATGTCTCTAGCTTCTTCTCTGAAGTCACGGTAACGTCGTTCATTCGCGGCCTTTTGTTCAGCTTCCCATGCTTCCAGAGTCGCTAATCCATTGAATTTCTGTTGGTCAGCTAATTTCACCCGCTCTAGGACCGTATTATCTAGTTTCCACGCACGCAGCACAGGACGCAGAGTGCCATCTTTGCACTTCTCTGCTACTACGAATGGTTCTTCTGTAATAGACTCGGCTCGTTCCGGGTCTAGACATAGAACTACTAGGTTCTCATCATAGTCTGCTATAGCTTTGGCAACACGTAGAGCATCATACTCTACCTGCATACCGTCAACATCAACAAAGACTTTGCCGCTAGGATTGTACTGCATCAGTTTGGT